CATGAATGAAGCGGTGCTTGTGGCGGTGTTGTCGCTGATCGGAACGCTGGGTGGCACTTTTGGCGGCATCATCACCGCCAATAAACTGACAAACTATCGGATTGAACAGCTTGAAAAGAAAGTATCTGAGCATAACAACCTTGTAACAAGAATGTATGCCATTGAGAAACACGAAGCTGTCATGGAAGAAGAAATCGAGCATCTGAAGAAGTATCACGAATGAAAGGATGAAAGCTATGGAAATTCTGAACAATCTGGCGAATCTCGTTAAGGTGAAGACCATCGTGACTCTGGTAGTCATTACTGTCTTTGCCATTCTTGCACTCCGGGGCGATATTACCCCGGACAATGTTATGGTCATTGTTTCTACAGTGATCGCTTTCTATTTTGGCACGCAGTTTGAGAGAAAACAGTAAAGGAGCGGAGAGCAATGAAAATTGCTATTGATGCAGGACATTACTACGGAGAACCGGGAAGAAGAAACCTGAAGCAGTATGATCCCAACGAGACAAGAGAATGGCAGATGAATGACAGAGTAGCAAGGCACTTTGCCGAAGCTGCCAAAGCCTACGATGTTGAACTCTTGCGGACGGATGATCCTACCGGAAAGGTGGAAACTTCTCTGTCTGACCGGGCATACAAGGCCAATAAGTTTGGTGCTGACTTCTTCATTTCCTTCCACCACAATGCTGGCATCGCTGGAGGCTCTGGTGGCGGTGTGGAGGCTTACTGCTACCCTAACAGCAAGAACGGAAGTAAATACCGGGATGCAATTTACGAGGCTGTCATCGCCGCTGGCGGCATCAGAGGCAACAGAGCAACACCGAAGAAGGAAGCGAACTTTGCGGTGCTTCGTGAGACAAATATGCCTGCCGTTCTGATGGAGTATGGCTTCATGGATTCTTCCTACGATGTACCCATTATTTGCACCGATGCATACTCCAAGAAGGTGGCCTATGCTACCATGGAAGGTATTGCAAAGGTTGCCGGACTGAAAAGAAAGGAACTGGATATGAGCAAGTATTTTAAGGATGTATCCGCAGTTGCTTGGTACGCTGATGCAGTGGACTACTGCAAGGAGCATGGCCTGATGAATGGCAAGAGCAACACCGAGTTTGCTCCCAATGATAATATGACCAGAGCGGAAGTTGCTGCGGTAATCGCAAGACTACATAAAGCACTCAAATGAGAAAAGGGGGATTGGCTTAACGCCAGTCCCCCTCTTTTTTTGTTATTTGATGTTCTCAAGCAATTCGCTGATCGTATATGCCTTTAGCATCATAGCGTATCGTTGAGCCTTGTCTGTTGATGCATCGTGTATTTCGATAGCTTCATTCATCTCTGCTTCCAGATAGGCAATGATCTCTTCTGCGGTTTTCATGGTATCACTTCCTTTCTTTGTACTAAACGGATATTGCCGAATGGCAATGGTAGGTTAGACACCGAAAGAGCCTAAAAAAAATTAACTCTCTCGATTGTCTTTTCCCAGTTGATTTCAATAGATTTTACAAACGATCTCCAGAACGATCTTTTGTGTTCATCGTCCAGTTCTTTGTAGATTGCTTCCCAGCCTTCGTGCAAAACAGCTTCGATGTGGCTGAAGTCCTTTACCGGGGCAGATGTGCGCTCTGCTTCGGCGGCTTCCAGCAGTTCAAGCAACTCAGCATATTCCGCTTCGTATTTTTCTACTGTGCGGATCTTGCCAGTCTGCCATGAATAATTCAAGCGGTCTATTTGAGCATGGATGTCATCAATATCATGCTTCGGTATGACTACTGCTTCGGCATCTGCAATCTCCAAGGAACGGATTTTTGCATCCTCAAGGTACTTGCTGATGTTGGCAAGCATCAGCCTCTCAAATGCGTTCTCGCTGATTGACTTGTTATAGCTGCATCTGTGATTAAGGGCATTCTGTGGACAACGATACCGCTTATACTTGTATCGTGTGCCTTTTACCACTTCGCTTGATATAGTGCCTTTTAGTTTGCATCCGCATTCCGGGCATAGCAGCAGTCCGCTGAAAAGGTAGTGCCGTGATTCCCTACCGCTGTGCATTTTTATATTCCGTGTGGTTATCTCTTGGATTCTATCGAAAGTTTCCTTGTCTATATATGCCTCACAATAGCTGGGGTTTCCACGATACTCTCCGTATAGCATGGTGTTTGCAAATAACGCTTTTAATGCTTTGTAGGCGAGTCCTGCGTGATATTTTGTATTCAGGTATATCAAGGCTTTCTTTCTGCTTTGATGCCTTAAATAATACTCTATGGTGTCACGCAAAGCATCCTCAAAGTCCGGGTCACGGATTACTTTCTTGCGGCCAGAGGCTTCATCTACTGCGTTCTTAAATCCGAATGGCTGACTACGATCACCGACAAGCGGTTGTCCGGTCTGCACCTTGTATTCGTTGACGATCTTGATTCTTTCTCCCGTCTGATCTGCTTCCAGTTCGGCAATGGTCAGTTTCATATTGACTAGCATTCTTCCGTTTGCCGTAGTCAAGTCATATTCCTCTTCCGTAGTTGACCAGACCACCGGAGCGATGCGCTTCATGCATTCATGGTATTCCGCAACAGAACGGAAAAATCTGTCTAGCTTGATGAAGATAATTCTTTCAAACTTCCCTTCCTCTGCATCGTGGATCATGCGCTGCAACTCCGGTCTGTTTCTAATCAGCTTTCTGCCGGACACACCTTCATCGACATACCATTCCACGATACGCATTTTGTTCTTTTCGGCATATTCGGTCAATTTCATCTTTTGGGCATCCAATGAAAGACCATGAAGTTTCTGCTCCTGCGTGGACACACGAACATACGCCGCCACAGACTCAATGCTCAAAACATTTCGATACTGCGACTCTTCAAATTTTTCCATACTCCTCACTCCTTTTTTTGATTATTCTTTCGTTCTGCTCTTCTTTGCAGCATCACCTCCTCAAGTTCTCGCTCTTCAATTTCAGATAACTGTTTTCTGAGATTTCGCAATTTCAACTCCTCATATTTGTCTTTGGAGAGTAAATCTTCGTAGATTGCTGAGTTGATGCCGTGGTGCATACAGCCTATGACAACAGATACAAAAACAAGGTTGAAATAATCTTCAAGTTCGACTGGCCTTTTATCAAATAAATAGAAAATAACCAAATAAACGGCTGAAAATGCTGCACTAGCAATCCTATCTCTTTTTTTCTTGCGCTTCTCTAGTTCTTTCTCAAGGTCAGAGATTCGCTTTTGCAAACTTTCTTTATCCATTTTGAATCACTTTCTTTGTGTCCGTTTTATTGGAGTTATAGCCAGATACAATTGGTTTACCACTCACACTTAATGATGCCACGATTGCCAAGCTTTCAACTGATCCTTTAGGAAAGCAATCTGTTCTTGATATTCTTCCTTAATTGCACGAATATCTTTTCTGTGAATTTCGTCAATTTCTTTGAAACGATTTATCAGCCTTTCGTTTTCGGCTTCCACAGAAGACAGTTTTGCCGCCTGCTGTTCCAATTTCTCCAAATTACGAAGTTCGTTTTCCACTTGTTCGGTACAAGCGAATTCATCAGTTGTGCCACCGATCAAGGCAATTAGAATGTTACGAATCGTGGAGTACTTACAGTCGTCTTCTCCGGCCTTGATGCGGCTGATCGTCCCTTCTGGGACTTTGCTAGTTTCAGCAAGTTTTTTATTTGTCCATCCTAGATGATTCTGCCTTTTGTTACACCATTGTATGAGATTGGGAAAAGGCAGCAGCATTAGGTTAGGAACGCAGCTTTCGCCCATCCGATTGCATTTGATACACTTTTCAAACATAACTTAACTCCTATTCTTCACTTGTGATAAACTTTCTTCACTTTTGAAATTCACCACTTCACTTCTGAAGTTGAAACTTCACTTCTGTGTATTGAAATAACAATTTGTGAATGATAGGATGATGCCAAGGTCAGCAAAGACCTATCATCCCCGGTGTGAGGGTGGATAGTTTGGCAGCTGGCATCCTCACACCATATCCTAAATATTCTTTTCTTTCCAACAGTTTCCGATTGTTTTCGATATTTCAGAATACTATAATTCATTTGACAAGAACATAAGTTCCTATGTCCAACCGGAAAGGATGAAGCCGCCATGTCAGCAGTTGATGAATTAGTAAAAATCCTACTTGAGTTCACTCCAGAACAATTGAATCAATTCCTTTGCAACCCTATTACCTTATCGATCTTGCGACCTGAAGAAGCATCTGAACCTTGTCCTCAGGAAGCGCCTTAATACAATCAATAAGTTCCTGCATTTCTTTTGAAAGCCCATCGCCTTGTGCGGTGGGTTTTTCTTTTTCCTCTTCACCTAATAGATATCCGACTGTCACATTGAGATATGATGCCATCTTCGCAGCCGTATCCGTAGACACACCTTTCTTTCTTCCACTCTTAATGTCAGACAAGGTGCTTTTACTCAAACCCAGATCCAGACACATTCTGCTTCCAGATACGCCTTTGCTTTTACATAGGGATTGTATCCTATCATACAAAGTACACATTTGCGTTCCTCCTTTTTTGTGCATTACAACAAAAGTACGAGAATACGCTCATTTGTACTTGACGAGGACGCACTTGCGTACTATACTAAGCACAGACGGAACGGATTTGCGTACTATGTTATGATTGTTGGCACTTTCATTATAGTACCCAAAAGCGTACTCGTCAATCAATATGAACGCAAGGAGGTACTTTTTGTGAACTGTTCTAAATTTTCGGACTTCGGTTTGTGCGTAAAGACCGAACTTTTGCGACTGGGCAAGAAGCAGAAATGGCTGGAAGAGGCCGTTGCTGAAAAAACTGGTCTGTTCGTGGATGGCGGCTATATGTACAAGATCCTAACCGGACAGCGCAACGCTCCCAAAATCGTTGCGGCTATTCGTGAAATCCTGAACATTCAGGAAGACAAGGAGTGATCGAGATGGCGAAAGAGCCAAGCGGCATCGATCTTCTTGAAATGCTCATCTCGCTCTATGCAGAGCAGAACGGCGTGAAGATTACATACGATTTGATTAAGGAGAAACAACATGAATAACGGACTGGCGATCATCGAGAAGACCGACAGAGAAACAAGAGGTTTCTACATCGATCAGGACACCATCGAATGCGCAAAGCTGAATGCCCTCACCAAGAAGCATATTGCGGAAATGGAAGCAGCACAGCGCAAAGCAGACCACGCCAAGCGCAAGGCTGAAAAGGCTAAGGCCAAGCGAAAGAAGAATACCATGAACACCTTTGCTCATGTCTTCACAAGCATCACCGCTGGAGGCGCTGTGGCATGGGCAGGAATCGCAGGAATGATTTCCCCGGTCATCTTCATTCCCACTTCTATTCTGTGCCTCTGCATGGCTTGTCTGAGGCTTGGAGCATGGTTCGGAAGGAGCGGAAAGTAATGAATATCTTTCTAATTGGCTTTTGCCTAGTTCAAGTGGCGATCTTCATTGCGACTATCCGCATAGGAGACACGCTTGAGGAAATCCGAAAGATATTGGAGGAATGGGAATGAGAGTATTAGTTGCCTGCGAGGAATCTCAAGCTGTTACCAAAGAATTCAGAAGATTGGGACATACGGCTTATTCCTGCGACATCATCGAATGTTCCGGTGGTCATCCGGAGTGGCACATCAAAGGTGATGTTCTTCCGTTGCTGAATGGAAACTGTTCATTCAAGACAATGGACGGAACTGAACACAAGGTTGAAGGCAAATGGGACATGATCATTGCTTTCCCACCTTGTACATATCTTTCCAACGCAGGTGCTTGCAGACTGTATCCAAAGAAGGGGCAACTGAACATGGAACGGTATCAGAAGGGTCTTGAAGCGAAGGAATTCTTTTTGAAGTTTCTAAATGCAGACTGTCCCAGAATTGCAGTAGAAAATCCCGTTTCTTCAAGTGTGTTTCAAATGCCGAAGCATACCCAAGAAATTCAGCCGTGGATGTTTGGACATCCATACACAAAGAAAACAAGACTTTGGCTGCGTGGCCTTCCAAATCTTGAAGCAACGGATGTGGTTGAGGTGATTTCGCCATATTGTCCTGCCGGAACTGGACGGAAGGACAGAAGCAAATATGGATCAGCAAAGCGTGGGGACGATGCCAAAAATCGTTCAAAAACATTCCCCGGCATTGCAAAAGCAATGGCAGAACAATGGGGAGGCGAGTGGGAATGAGTTATTTCAGGACTGGAGATCCATTGGATGATTTTCTCCGCTACGACTTAGCGCAGGAGATCAAGCTTGCAAGAAGACCTTGCTGCACATCCTGCGGACACCACATCCAAGACGAGGAAGCATACTTCATCTTTGACAAGTGGTTTTGCCAAGATTGCATGAACGAACACCTAGTTCCAGTAGATGACGATTAAAAAGGAGAATGAATATGGAAACCATCACTATTAGCCAGAAGCGCTATGAAGAACTGCTCCACACGGAGAGCGCACATAAGCTGCTCAAGACTTTCCTTAACAAGAAAGCAAAGGACTACTCTCCCATGTCCTACAACGAGGTTCAGATGCTGTCTGAACTTCTGAATGTGGGTGATGGAAAATGAGAAGCTTTTCCAAGGGTGTGAGTTACTACACACACTTCACAGTAGATATCCATTTCCCTGAAGACGATATCTGCTGCACCAGATGCCCCCTGATGGGCATTGAGATGGCAAGCAGTAGGGAGTATTGCCGCAAGACTGGCGAATATCTTCCTGCACCAAGAGATATTGTGGGATTCAATTGCCCATTGCGATTAAAGGAGAACGAAGATGAATAACCCCATGTTTAGAGATCTGAGAGCGGACGAAATCGAGTGCCGGGTGGCACAAGCTACGCAGTACGGCGTTTCACTCCTGCTATACAAGGATGCCCGGTGCGATATGAACATCCTTGACGAGACTGTAGGCAGTATGAACTGGATGCGCAGCCACACAAGGGAAAATGCAAACTGCATCGTTTCCCTTTGGGATGCAGAGAAGAACTGCTGGATCAGCAAAGAGGACACCGGAACGGAGAGCAACACCGAAAAGGAAAAGGGACTTGCATCCGACTCTTTCAAGAGAGCCTGCTTCAATTGGGGCATCGGCAGAGAACTTTATACCGCTCCCCAGATTAAGATTGGAGCGGAGAACTGCGAAGCATTGAAGCAGTACGGAGACAAGTGGAAGTGCTTTGATACCTTTGAGGTTCAGAAGATCATCATCGAGAACAAGCGAATTGTTGCTCTGGCGATCCGAAACAGCAAGTCCAGAAAGACAGTCTATATTTGGCAGCATCCCAACTGGAATAAGCCGGAGTGATGCCTATGTTTGATAAAAAGGTTCAAGAAGAAATTAGAGCGTACAGAGCGTGGGCGCACATGAAAAGTCGGTGCTGTTGCAAAACAGACAAAGACTACCCCAATTATGGTGGCCGTGGAGTTTCGGTGTATCCAGCATGGCTAGAGTTTGGTTCTTTTTTCGAGTATGTGTCGAAACTTGAAAATTACGGCAGAGAAGGGTATTCCCTAAACCGCATCAACAATGATGGTAATTATGAACCCGGCAATGTAGAGTGGGCGGATTACAAAGCGCAACAAAACAACAAGCGTAATAACAGGCTCATTTCATACAGCGGAAAAACGCAAACACTTAGTCAATGGTCGAAAGAGTTAGGTCTGGACTATAAGGTGGTATGGATGCGACTCTATCGATTAAATTGGAGTCCTGAGGAAGCATTCACTACCGATATATACCCCATGTATCACAACAAGGAGGGTTGCTAGTGTTTGATCTTACAGGGCGGTTGCACTACAGCGTAACATTCACGGCTTATGGAAAACCCATTATCACGCTGGAACTGAATGAGAAGATGCCTGCGCTGAGCATGGTGGACAAGCTTCACGGAGAAGAGAAACTAACCATCAAAATCGATAAGTTCCGGCAGAAGCGATCCCTCAATGCAAACGCTTACGCATGGCTGCTGATTGGCAAAATTGGCGATGCTACACGACTGAGTAAAGAGGAAGTTTATTTCCGAATGCTCAAGCGGTATGGCCAGAGCGAGATGATCAGCGCATTGGCACACATCCCCATTACGGAATATGTCAAGTACAGCGAGGAAGCCGGAGAGAGTGTCCTGAACGGAAAGCTTTTCAAACATTACCGGGTGTACAAAGGGTCAAGCGAATTCGACACCAAGGAAATGTCCATCTTCATTGATGGCATCGTCACCGAGGCTCAAGACCTTGGCATCCAGACGGATACCCCGGAGCAGATTGCAAAGATGAAAGCATTGTGGGAGGTGGTTTAAGTGGCGAAAAGTATTTTGCAGGATGAGAAGAAGTGCTTCATTACTGGTTCTACCTACAATTTGCATCGTCACCATTAGCGCATCTTCGCAGGAGGCAGACGGAAGATTAGCGAGGATAACGGCTTCTGGGTGTACCTGATAGGCTACTACCACAATGAGTCCAACGATGGAGTCCATGGCAAATACGGACACGAACTGGACTTGAAACTGAAGCAAGACTGCCAGCGAAAGTACGAAGAAACCCATAGCCGTGAAGAATTTATGGCTCTGATCGGCAAGAACTATTTGGATTAAAGAAAGGAAATAAATATGGCAAATACAGAGAGATGTCCCTTGTGCGATAAGGAAGAATGCGCTGCCCATAAGGGTGGACATTGCGTGATCCTGACCACATCTGACTTTGGAGACCGGGACTGCCCCTTCTTCAAGACCAACGAACAAGTAAAAAAAGAAAAAGCCTACTGCATGATGCGGATGGCAAACATCAACATGGAGGGTTAAATTATGCTGAATCACATTACTATCATGGGTCGACTGGCCAAGAATCCTGAACTTCGTAGAACCACCACCGGAAAGGCGGTTTGCTCCTTTACCATCGCCTGCGATAAGCCGGGTAAGGACAATGGCGCTTCCTTTATCCCTTGTGTCGCATGGGAGAAGACTGGCGAGTTCATCAACCAGTATTTCACCAAGGGCGCTGCAATCGTCCTAGAGGGCAGAATCGAATCCAGACAGTATGAGACCAATGACGGGCAGAAGCGGACTGCAATCGAACTGGTGGCATCTCAGGCACACTTCTGCGGAAAGAAGGAAGAGTCCACCGCTCCTGCTCAGAATTTCGATACGCTGGAAGGTGAAGACTTTGACTTACCATTCTAAGTACAAAGCGAAGAAGGTTGTCCGGGATGGCATGACCTTCGATTCCCAAAAGGAATACAGAAGATGGTGTGAACTTTCCCTGCTGCAAAAGGCAGGGAAAATCACCGAACTAGAGAGGCAAGTCAAGTTTGAACTGATTCCGGCTCAGAGAATCGATGGCAAGGTGGTAGAAAGAGCCTGTTTCTATATCGCAGACTTTGTATATTCCCAAGACAGAAAAGTGATTGTAGAGGATACCAAAGGCTTCAAGACAAAGGACTACATCATCAAGCGCAAGCTGATGCTCCATAAATACGGAATCAGGATTAAGGAGGTATGACCCATGAGTAAAGCAACACAAGCAGACAGAGTTCTGCAATACATAATGACTTTCGGCAGCATTACGCAGTATGAGGCGTTGCAGGATCTTGGCGTGATGCGACTGGCTTCCAGAATTTCAGATCTGAAGAGGCTTGGATACCCCATCCAAAGCGAGACTGTGGCGGTCAAGAATCGGTTCGAGGAAGATTGCTATGTCAAGCGGTACTCTTTGGCTGGAGGTGAAGCCTGATGTATGTAGGATGCAAGAAAAACGATAACCTGAAGTTTCCGAAGGACAAGGTTATCGAGGTTGGCCAGAAGGTGCGATTCGATCCCTTTCAAGAGATTACTGGATTCGGTTCGGAATCAAACCGGGGAATTGTGACCGGAACTGTGATAGCAGTCTATGAAGACCATCGGTGGTTCTTGTGCGAATACGGAGAACACAAGCAGAAGATTGGCTTCAAGTTCTATCAGATTGGTGAGGATGTGACGATCTGTGGCTGATGTAAAGTGGATCAAGATTACAACGGACATCTTTGATGACGAAAAAATCCTTCTGATAGAATCCCTCCCAGATTCCTATGCAATCATTACTGTCTGGTTTAAGCTGCTATGCCTTGCAGGAAAGCAGAACAACAGCGGTGTGTTCATGATGGGCAGGATTGCATATACGGACAAGATGCTTGCTACCATCTTCCGCATGAAGGAAACGACTGTGACAATGGCGCTGAGAACCTTTGAAGAGTTCGGCATGGTTGAAATTGTCGATGGTGTGATTACGATTCCCAACTGGGGAAAGCATCAGAATTTGGATCAGCTGGAGTCCAAAAAGGAATATATGCGCAAGTACATGAAGGACTACAGAGAGAAGCAGAAAGCACTAACTGTAGGAAATCCCTCTTGTAAAACTAACAGTAAATCTAATGTTAGCGGAGCAGAAGAAGATATAGAAGAAGAAATAGAAGTAGAAGAAGAAATAAAGAAAGAGAGTATTAGTTGTCAACAGATTGTTGACCTATACCACTCCATCTGTAAATCTTTCCCTTCTGTTCGTTCTTTATCTGATGCAAGAAAGAAAGCGATCAAGGCTAGGCTGAACAGTTATTCTCTGGATGACTTCAAGACAGTCTTTGAGAATGCTGAAAATTCTTCCTTCTTGAAGGGCAGCAATGACAGAAACTGGACAGCCACCTTTGACTGGCTGATTAAGGATTCCAATATGGCAAAGGTTCTGGAGGGGAACTATGCTGACAAGCCAAGGCGGTACGGCAGAAAAGAAGCTGTCCCCGGTTGGTGCGAACGAAGGGATCTGGATGAGGATGAACTGGCAGCAATCCAAAGAATGATGGCCGATACTGCCGGGAATAACGCTGAGATTGCAGACCGGGCAGAAAAGCTAAAGCAAAGGCTGCAAGCATAAGAAAGGATGTACCCCATATGAAAAGTGAAAAGGCGCTCAATATCATTGCTGATAGGGATGCCGGAATGAAATACCGAGAGATCGCTGAAAAGTACGGCGTATCGCATCAGTATGTCGCTCAGCTTTGCGGAAAGTCGAATCCTCGTTATTTCAAGATTGTTGGAGAGCGGTGCATATATCCCAATCTGCGGAAGTGGATGAATGACAACAAGGTCAGCTACAACGAACTTCTGCGGAGAATGGGACAGACACCTTATCCAGAAATGTGTAGCAAGCTTTCTACTTGGACTTCCGGAAAGAACGATCCTCCCAAGGTATGGATCGATAGAATGATTGCTGCCACCGGACTTCCCTACGAAGTACTGTTTGCAAAGGAGAACTGATGGAATACAAGAGATATTCCGTCTATGAAGCGAAAAGTGACCTACCCATCATTGTCTACGGCACATCAACGGAATGTGCCAAGGCAATGGGGATCACAAGAAAATCTTTTTTCCGTTACATATGTCGGATGAAAAGCGGAATCAAGCTGCGCAAGTGGCTTGTTTATGAGGATGAAAGAGAGGACGAAGATGGACAAACAGACGATAGCAGAAGAAGCCTATAAGAGAGGATACGAAAAGGGGCTGAAAGATGCCGTGGAAGTTGTGCATGGCTACTGGATAGATAGCTATAGTGTTGACCACATAGGCAGAATTATCGAACACAGCATTGATTGTTCTGTGTGCGATTCTGTGTTCAAGGATGAAAGCAGAAAAGTTGTGAAGCATTGGAAGGAACGATTTAAGATATGTCCGTTCTGCGGTGCAACGATGGATGGAGGTGCGGAGGATGGCTAAAAATGCTTATCTTGCCAAGCAGGATGCAATCAAACAGAAGTGCTTTGAGGTCGGATGCGATACTACTGCACAGCAGTTCTTCGATTATATGTGTCTGGCATTGAATGACCCAGAGATCATGGGCAAGGATACATTCGGAGCGAATCGACTCAAGAAGATTCACGAAGCTATGGTAGAGCTAGACAAGCAGTACAACCAAGCATGGGTAAACAATCAAGATTCAGACTACTACCAAGAGAAGTTGGATGCTAGATTGCGTGAAATCTTTGGAGAGATTGAGCCATTCAATGTCCGGTATCCGTTCATGAAAGAATGGAACTACAACAAGCCAAGCAGAAAGTGAGGTTACTATGAGTGCTTATGAATGGATGGCAGAAAAACTGAAAGATCCTGCCACTGATACCGCTCCGAAGAGAGCGACAATGAAGGTGCAGCTAGATCCCGGAGCAATCATGCCCACCAGAGCGCACGAACTGGATGCAGGATATGACATCTACAGCCGGGAGGATGCGGTGATCTTCCAGAACTCAAGCGGTACTTTTGACACCGGAGTTCATATGGAGATTCCTGCCGGGTATGTGGGATTCCTCAAGAGTAAGAGCGGACTCAATGTGAAGAGCGGTATCCAGTCTGAGGGTGTTATAGATGCCGGATACACCGGGAGCATCTGTGTCAAGCTGTACAACCACGGAGCAAGAGCAATCAATATCCAGAAGGGACAGAAGATTTCTCAGCTGGTGATCCTGCCCATTTACACTCCGGAACTGGTAGAGGTCGATAGATTGGAAGACACAGAGAGAGGAAGCAACGGCTTCGGCTCAAGTGGAAAATTCTAAAGGTGAGTGATAGCGTGGAAGCGAAAGATTACCTTCGTCAAGTGAAGAGGCTGGATGTACGCATCAAAAACAAGCTGATCGAGCAGATGCAATGGCGTGACATCGCATTGGGTATCACAGCCAATATGGAGGGAGAACGAGTTCAATCCTCCGGCAGCAAGTCGAAGATGGCCGAGGCCGTGGAGCGCTGCGTGGATATGGAAGCGGATATTGATCGGCTGGTAGATGAACTGATCGAACTGAAGAAAGAGGTCATAGAGACCATCGAGCAGCTTGACAGCGCAACGGAGTACGATGTTCTCCACCGGAGATACATACAGTACCAGTCATTGCAGGAGATCGCTGACCATTACCACAAGGACTATGGGTGGGCAACCACCACACACGGACGAGCGCTGAAAAGTGTTCAGGAAATAATGGATGCAAAATAAAAAGAGGGAGAGCATTACGCTCTCCCTTTCTCCATATCCTTGCGGATCAGGTCTTTGATATAGGTCTGCTTCCTAGGCTGCTGCTGAATGTGATTCCAGAGGTCTTCTTCTGATGGAGCGAAGTCAAGCGTGAGTCGTTTGACTTTCTCCTTGTACTTTTTGACTGCCCGGAGTTGGGCATCACTTGTATTTGCCATGGGAGTCTCCTTTTTGATTTTATTCTACAACGGCTGTCAAGCCTTACCAGAAGCAGGCTGCAAGCGCATCAGCGATCAGGCCGCCGATGGGGAACAGAATGGAAGTGGCAATGAGGAAAAAGATAGATGTGGTCATGATGATCTCCTTTCACATAGTTCCGTAGAAGGTGTACAAGCAGCGGAATTCAGACTGGGTAATGATGCCGAGGTGCAGGAGGCAAGCGAGGTAGCCTCTGAGTTCTGACTTGTTCCGGTCTTCCCGGTGTCCCATACCGGGGGCTTTGGACATTCGGATGATGGTCTGCTTGGTTTCGCAGAAGGCTCTTGCCTGATCGGACAGTTTTTCGATTGCTTGCTTAGTCATGATGTTTTCTCCTTTCTTAGAACCGAGTGCCGATGTAGTAACCGAGGGAAAGCATTGCTTCGTACATGGGGTAGTCTTTCTTGCTGTAGCGGAAGGTGACAGTTTCATCGTCCGTTCTGACGAAGACACACTTGCCGAAGTATTCGTCCTCTTCCAGAGTAACCTTGAAGGGGATATGCTCATAGTCCTTAATGACGATCTTGTATCCGGTGGAAGTCTTGCGAACGCTGATGTCAGACTTGGTGAAGTAGCATCCTTCATCGTGAAGCTTGCTGGCGAGGATCTCTTTGATTTCATTGGTAGTCATGGTGTAGTCCTTTCTCCCCGGATACGATGCCTCCGGGGTGGCGAGTGGTGGTTAGTTCTCTTCGAGGATGCGCTTTGCGTTCTCAAGTTCTTCGGTCAGCTTCTTCATCTGGGATTCGATTTCCCAGATGCGCTTCTCAGCGAGGTCTTTGAGTTCAATCTGGCGGTTGCGATTATCAATGATGTCAGCGAGTTCGACTTGGCCGACAGTAACGCTTGCCATCGCCATAGCGATGAAGCAGTCGGTCTTCATATCCTTGCGGTCGAATGCTTGGGCGGTTTCGACTCCGTACTCATGTATGCCACAGTAACTCATGTCGAGGATCTTGTGTTCAGCAGCGGAACGGCTCTCTGCGTTCAGGCGAACCATGTAAGAGACTTTATTGACTCTGGTGATTACGATGTATTCCATGGTGATTTCTCCTTTCGGTGTGTGGGGCGGTGTTTCTTTCTGGCTTTACTATAACCCACGGGTTAGATAAACACCATGGAGAAAATAATTCAGAACATGGAGAAAACAATTCAATTGCAGTTTGTGACTTGGTGTGACTGAACGCTATGGAATGTGACTTTCTTCTTTGATAGTATGTAGACTGAGATAAAAGGAAAAGCGCCCAGCCGATGATGGTTGGGTGCTTTCTTCGTTGTAAAGGAATGTAGATATGAAAGCGATTCGATGTGACCTTCCCTATGCAGAACAGATAGAGATTCATCCTATGGCTGATATGCATCTGGGCGATAACAACTCTGACTACAAGTTAATCGTGGAGCGGATAGAACACATCAAGAACACTCCGAATGCCTACTGCATCCTAGACGGAGATCTGATGGATACGGCCATTTGCTCCAGCATCGGTGATACCTATGGAGCGAACCTACAGCCTATGGAGCAGCTGAAGCAATGCGTGAAGCTATTTAAGCCGTTGGCTGATGAAGGGAAAATCTTGGCGGTTCTCCCCGGCAACCATGAAGACCGGGTATATAAGAGCGATGGCCTAGACATGACCGAACTGATGTGTGCGCAGCTGGGCATCCCGGAGAAGTATTCGCCTACCACGGCACTACTCTTCATCCGGTTTGGCAAAGCAAAGAATCACGGCAGAGATAACGCAAGACAGCTTTACACCATGTATGTCACGCATGGCTCTGGCGGCGGCAGAAAAGAAGGTGGCAAGGTCAATCGTCTGGCTGATCTGGCATCCATTGTCGATGCTGATATCTACATCCATGCGCACACGCATCTTCCTCTGGTATTCAAAGAGGCATTCTTCCGGGTATCCAGTTCTACTTCCTCTGTGACTCTGGTAGACAAGCTGTTCGTCAACGCAGCAGCCGCTCTGAATTACGGAGGCTATGGAGATAAACAAGGATTCAAGCCTGCATCCAAGAGATCCCCGGTCATTTACTTGGCCGGACTCAAACATGATATGTGGGCGAAACTATAAAGCACCAGCAGATACTCTGAATTGGGGTACTCAGGGATCTGTCAAATACCTTCTCCTTAGGGGCGGTACAATCGGTATCGCCTATGGTGCTTACTAAGAAAGTGAGGTGAGAGAGGATGCAAAAGCTAACAGCACAGCAAGAGAAATTTGCACAAGCAATTGCGTTGGAAGACATGAATCAGGCAGATGCATACCGATCTGCCTATAACACATCAAAGATGACCAGCGAGACCTTGTGGGTGAAAGCTAGTGAACTGGCAAAGAACGATAAGGTAGCGGTAAGGATAGCTGAATTGAGAAAACAAGCTATGACACCAAAGGTTATGAGCGCACAGAACAGAAGAGAAAAGCTGACGGAACTGGCAGAGAGCGATGATCCTAATGTGGCCATGAAAGCAATTGACTTGCTGAATAAGATGGATGGCGAGTATGTGCAGAAGGTGGAAGCTGCCGTGACCAATGCGGTAAGCATCAGCATTGAATTGGTGGACGAATAATGGATGTAAACATTCGGATATCCAAGAAGGTGTTCAACGATGTGTACCTTCCCTATCTGGATAATGAAGACAGATACCTTGTGTTCTATGGCGGTGGCTCTTCCGGTAAGAGTTACTTCATAGCACAGCGGTACATATACAAGCTGATCCATCCGAAGCGCTGCAATCTACTGGTAGTCCGTCAGACCGGAGATACAAACAGAAGGTCTACATTCCCTCTGCTGAAGCAAGTCATATCAAACTGGAATCTGTCAGAGCATTTCAAGATCAACGAGAGCGACATGAGAATCGTCTGCAAGCTGACCGGAAACGAGGTAGCCTTTGCCGGACTGGATGATGTCGAAAAGATTAAGTCTATCACCTTTGCCAATGGCGAATTGACCGATGAATGGTGTGAGGAAGCTACCGAAATGCAGGAAGCTGACATCAACCAGCTAAAGGTTCGTTTGCGTGGTGGTAAGAGTAAGAAACAGATGGTTCTCAGCTTTAACCCCATCAACATACAGCATTGGATAAAGGGACATTTCATCGACAGCGGACTGGCAACAGTCTGCTTTTCTACTTATAAGGACAACAAGTTCCTGACGGACGATGATAGGAAAGCACTTGAGGATCTGAGACTCACAGATGAATACACCTATGAGGTCTACTGCCTTGGTAAGTGGGGCATTCTGGGCAAGACAGTATTCGATGCAAGGGCAATTCAAAAGCGCTTAGAAACCATCCAGAAGCCTATCAAGACTGGTTACTTCGTATATGACTATGACGGACTCCAGATCACCAATATCAAGTGGGTCAATGATAAGTCCGGCTACATCAGGATCTACCAAGTTCCCAATGTGCCAAGGATGACAGAGTACTGCATCGGTGGCGATACAGCCGGAGAAGGAAGCGACTTCTTTACTGGTCATGTGCTGGATGCCAGAACCGGAGAACAAGTTGCTGTATTGAGGCAGCAGTTCGATGCAGACCAGTACACAAAGCAGATGTACTGTCTGGGCAAATACTACAAGGATGCTCTGATCGGCATAGAGGCCAACTTCGACTCCTTCCCTATCATGGAGCTGCAACGCTTGAATTATCCGAAACAATACGCCAGAGAAGCGCAGGACACCTACACCGGAAAGACAGAGAAGCGGTTCGGCTTCAAGACCACATCCTTAACAAGACCGACAATCATATCCAAGCTGATAGAGATTGTCAGAGAGCATTGTGAGACGATTTATGACAAGGAAACACTTGAGGAACTACTGACTATCATCCGCAATGAAAAGGGGCGTATAGAAGCGCCACAAGGCGGTCATGACGATATGATGATGGGTCTGGCTATCGCACATCACATCCGGGATCAGGTGGTCTTCACGAATGAGCCTATCGTGGTCAATCCGCAGCACCACTTCAACATAGAAAAGCATTTTCAGACACAGTATGACTATGGCGAAAGCCTCACAGTCATTTGAGGAGGACATATGGAAGTATTACTTTTACTGGTCATGGGAGCAACGAACCTTCTGTGCTTCGTGGTCGGTGCAAAGGTAGGCCAGTCGGTCAGCAAGGACGAACCAATTGAGATGCCCAAGCTGAATCCGATGGAGATCTACCGGGAGCAGGAGTCCAAGAGAGAGGCAAAGAAAGAGCAGGATAAGATGGACACCATCATGCGTAACATTGAAAGCTACGATGGTACTGGCAGAGGGCAGGAAGAGGTGGAGTGATGAATATTCAGGAGATCAAAGAAACGCCAATTTGGTCATTGTACGAAAAAGGACGAAATTACCACAGACGGACGGGTATTTACACAGACACAGACCGGAACTATCGGTTCTATAACGGCAACCAATGGGAAGGTGCGAAGCTGGGTGATGTAGAGCCAGTCCAGAAGAACTTCATCAAGCCTATCGTCAAGTACAAGTGCGCAGTCATCCATGACAATCTGTATGCCATCAACTACTCCTCCATGAACCATGAGAGCAGAGAGTTCCAGATGCAGGCAGAGCGGTACTGCGAGATGCTGAATCGGTATGCCGCCAGAGTCTGGGAGCATGACCAGATGGACAAGAAGCTGCGCAAGGTGACGAAGGATGCCGCCATCAATGACGAGGGCATCATGTATGTCAACTTTGATACCCAGAAGATGCAGCCGATCAATGAGGTCATCAAGAAGAATGACATCTACTACGGCAACGAGAATGACGAGGATATTCAGGCACAGCCTTATATCTTGCTCCGGAAGAGAATGCCCGTGGTAAATGCCATTGACCTTGCCTTGGCTGAAGGTATGAGCGAAAGCAAGATTGATATGATCGTGGGTGACAATGACACCTTCGAGGAGAGCGGTGAAGCGGCAAAGATCGAACTGGATAACATGGTGACTGTTGTCTACAAGATGTACAAGAAGCAAGGCACTGTCCGCTACTCTGTTGCTACCAGATGGGTGGGGATTGCAGAGGACATCGAAACCGGACTCTCCATGTATCCCATTGCACATTTCACATGGGAAGAGAAGGAAGGTAGCGCCAGAGGCGAAGGTGAAGTCCGGTATCTGATTCCCAACCAGATCGAAGTCAACAAGACGGAAATGAGACGAATCATTACTGTCAAGCAGCAGGCATATCCCATGAAGGTGGCAGACCGGAACAAGATTGCCAATCCTGCATCGGTCAATACTGTTGGCGGTGTGATCTGGACGAATAACAATACTGTGGATGATGTGCATAAGATTGTGGGTACAATTCCCCCGGCACAGATGAGTCCTGATGTGGTCAAGCTTCAGGAGGATCTAATCAGCATGACCAGAGACTTGGCTGGTGCAGGCGATACTGCTACTGGTCAGGTGAACCCGGAAGATGCATCCGGCAGAGCAATCTTGGCAGTACAGCAGGCCAATAGAGCGCCCATGACAGAGCAGAAGGAAAGCTGCAAGACTCTGATTGAGGATGTAGCAAGAATCTGGCTTGAGTATCTGATCGTCCATTCTGCCGATGGCGTGAACCTTGAGGAAGAGATCGTTGACCCTATGACCGGAGAAGAGACCATTCAGGTGGTCAATGTTCCCCAGACTGTACTGGAGCAGTTGCAGGCAGTAGTCAAGATCGACATCACTCCCAAGAGCGCCTACGACAAGTTTGCGCAGGAGCAGACCATCGAGAACCTGATGGTACAAGGCTTCTTCAATTCTCAGCGTGTGAGCGAACTGGAAGCCTATGCAAAGGCATTGGACGATGACTCTGTTGCTCCCAAGATGAAGATTCTTGAAATCGTAGAGACCATCAAGGAACAGCAGAGAAAGATTGCCATGATCGAGGCTCAGGCTCAGATGATGCAGCAGAGAGCAAGTCAGTTCCTCTTGGGTGATCCTGATGAGCAGGCATCCATGATGGCAGATGCAAGAATGCAGATGCAGATGCAACAGCCTATCGAGGGCGAAGCACAAGTGGCAAGCGAAGAGAAAGCATTGCCAGAACCGAAAGAATAAAGCACCCAACTAAGGGTGCTTTTTCTATATCTGTTCATAGAGCGTGAACAGCGTAATCAAAAGAATGCTCACCGAGATATGACCAGACATGGAAGTCGTTAAAAGCTAATGGAATCGGTGGAACAAGCACCAGTCAAAAAGTAGGAAAGGAAAAGTTATGGAGAATAACGAAAACTTTGTTGCCGATCAGGTGACTGAAAATGTGGAGCAGACCACAGAACAAACCCCCAAGACATATACCCAAGAAGAGGTAGATGCCATTGTGGGCAAACGCATTGCCAGAACCAAGGCAAAGATCGAGAAGGATTACCAGAGAAAGTATGGTGATCTGGAAGATGTGCTGCGGACTGGTACGGGCAAGGATGATGTGGGCGAAATCACAGACACCTTCCGTAAGTTCTACCAGAGCAAGGGCATCCAGTTCCCGGAGAAGCCTATGTATTCTCCCAAGGATATCGAGACTCTTGCAAAGGCCGAAGCTGAAGACATTATCCGCTCCGGCTATGAGGATGTGGTAGAAGAAGTTGACCGACTGACGGAAGTAGGCTTCGACAATATGACTGCGAGAGAAAAGGCAGTATTTAAGGCTCTGGCTGAACATCGCCAAGCAACAGAACGAAGCAGAGAACTTTCCAAGATCGGCGTTACCGAAGAAGTGTACAACAGCGCAGACTTCAAGAACTTCGCTGGCAAATTCAATCCCAACACATCCATTTCGGATATCTATGATATCTACCGCAAGACACAAGAAAAGAAAGAATATCGAACTATGGGAAGCATGAAGAACCTTGAGACCGGAGATAACGGAGTCAAGGACTTCTACTCTGTCGAGGAGGCACGAAGATTCACCAAGGCCGACTACGACAAGAATCCTGCTCTTTTCGCAGCTGTCCAGAAGTCCATGACGAAATGGAGATAATGCTTCCCTCCTGATGAAAGGAAGGAATTAAAAATGGCAGTTACTAATTTTATTCAGCAGATTTGGTCTAAGAAGATTCAGGATGATCTGGAACTGAAGTGCAAGCTGGTCGACAATTGTCTGCGTGACTATGAGGGCGATTGCAAGTATGCACAGTCCGTCAAGATTCTGGGTGTTGGTGAGCCTACCATCGGTGACTACGATGGCACTAAGGACATCACCATCGAGGAGATGTCTGATAAGGGTCAGATCCTGACCATCGATCAGGCAAAGTACTTCGCATTCTATGTCGATGATGTGGACAAGGCACAGTCCGTTCCCGGTCTGGCTGAGAAGTATCAGGAGAAGGCTGTCCATGGTCTGGCTGTTGCCCGTGACACCTATGTTGCTACCCTGATTGCAGGCGCTGCAAACAAGACTACTGTCACCATGACCGAGGAAGGCTTCAAGAAGGGCATTGACGATGCCATCGTTGAACTGCGTGAGCGCAACTTCGATGAGGAGGGTGTCATCGAGGTCACTCCTGCTGGCTACGCTCTGTTCAAGAACCACCTGATCACTCTGTCCACCAACAACCCTGAGTACATCAAGAAGGGCATTGTCGGTATGTATGACAACATGGAAGTCATCATGTCCAACAACCTGAAGACTCCCGGCTGTGTCCGTGGCAGAAAGGCCATCGCCTTTGCTGGCCAGATCAACGAAGTCGAGGCTCTGCGTGCTGAGAAGCGCTTCAAGGATATCGTCCGTGGTCTGGACACCTTTGGCGCTAAGGTCATTGACGAGAACCGCATTCAGGTTCTGGTTGCAGGCTAATAAGGGCAAATTAACCTCACGAAGAGGAATGCAAAGCGCATAGCTTAATGCCCTTTGGGGGGAGTGGCAACACTCCCCTCTTTTCGTGAATGTAGGGGCATCTGCATTGACGAAAGGAAAGGAGAGGACATATGAAAAACTTTATCCGCAAACCCGGCATTGACTTGTATCCCGGTATCGTTGTTACCAAGGATACTGTGCTGGAATACAAAAACGAGAATGTCACCCAGACTGTAAAGAATCTGGTGCTTCATTCTGTAACCAAAGTAAATGGCGATAACTTCAAGAGTAAGTACGATACCACCATCAAACTCAAGGAAGGTGACATCCTCCTCTTTGAGACCGATGGCAGAGGCTACATCAAGCCAGTTGAGGAGTTCGTAACGATTGATGCAGCCATCGAGGATCTGGTAAACATCAAGGATTTGGGGTGATGATATGTTTGTTGTGAATGAGGACAATTCCATCTATGCAACCAGAGGCGATATCGTGTTCTTCTCTGTCACGGCAAATGACAACGGAGAAGCACATCAGTTTCAGGCAGGAGATGTTCTGAGAGTCAAAATCTATGAGAAGAAAGCTGCCGATAAGGTAGTCTTGCAGAAGGACTTTCCGGTTCTGGAAGCAACGGAGAGCGTGGAGATCTTCCTGACCGAAGAGGATACCAAACTGGGTGAAGTGATCTCTAAACCCAAGGACTACTGGTATGAGGTAGAACTGAATCCCTACGATAATCCCCAGACCATCATCGGCTATAACGAGGACGGAGCAACCGTATTCAAGCTGTTCCCGGAAGGTGACGATATTCCTGAGTTCGTCCCTGATCCAGAGGACTTCCGTGTGATGGACGATGAACTGGATATGACATCTACTCGTCCGGTAGAGAATCAGGCGGTAGCAAGAGCCGTGGTGAGCCTGAGAGGACTGGCAGAAGATACAGCAGAAGGTCTGGCTATCGAGAAAGCGAGATTCGACAATCTGATCTCCGAGGACAATACGACTGTATCCAAGAATCTTGAGTATATGGACTACATCACCGAGAATACCAAGGCCAAGGTCGATGCCCATATCGAGTCTGACGGAGTTCGTGCCAGTATCAAGGTAAATCATCGTGAAGCAAACTTCCTCGTTGGTGGCTCTAACATGGATGTGTTTATCATCCCCAAGGAGTGCAGACCAATTAACACCGGACTGATCCATACCGAAGACGGAATGGAATACAGCATCAACTACGACACTACCAGAGAAAGCTATGTGCTTAACCTGAAAGCGCAGGATGATGTGACTTATGCTCCCGGTGAGGCAAGAACAGTCACTTTTAGTTATGCTCTGGGCGATTATGAACTGAAAGATGTTCGTGTCGGTGCTGATGGCAAGATTTATCCTACTGCCGGAGAAGCTGTGAGAGCGCAGTTTGAGACCATGAAAGCTGCATCTGCCGCGGTTACTCCGCAGATGTTCGGTGCTGTCGGTGATGGTAAAGCGGATGATACCGAAGCATTGCAGAATATGGTTGACTATGCAGCACAGGAAAGCAAGCGCATTTTTTTACAATCTGGAACATACTTGATTTCCAAGACGATTGTTTGCGATTTTTCCGAAAGCAGAATGCTTGAATTTATTGGGTGTGGTCAAAAATCTAGGTTCGTCGTTGCCGATGACTTTGACGGAGATAAGGCTTTTGCATTCTATGTGAAACCAACAAACCACAGGAATTTAGATGTCGGCAATTTTGAGGTTGTTTTGACCAAATCCGTTTCCGGTATCTATTTCAACGAGATTGGTATGAGTGCGGTCATCCATGACATCTTTATCGATGGTAGTTGGGAAGATGGTGACAGCGAAACCGCCTACGGCATTTATACGCACACAGCAACTGTTGCCGAATATCGCAATAATAAGATTATCGGAGTTGCAAGCGGCATGGTTTTTGATGTGTCACATAGTGTACACATCGACAAATGCGACATCTCTTTTTGCAAATATGGCGTTGTCTTATCTGGTGGATCGAATATCTCTATTATGAGATGCCGTATTGACGAAAATGTGGTTGGTGTCATTCAAAACAGCAGCGACACGATTGCAACCGAACATCGCCCCTATTCGTTCAACGGAACATTTGTTGGCTTAACGATAAGCGACAACCGATTTGAGAGCAACTCTTATGCCAGCATACTTTTGATTGCGTATGCCAACGGTTATCTGGCAAACAATGGCGTGAACATTGAACGCAACTATTTTACTGGTTTGACTTCGGAAAATAGCGGAATTGCTATGGCTCGGTGTGTAAAGCTTCGTATCGCAGAGAACTCTTTTAAGGGTACAGAAACCGCTGTGCCGATACGCTCGTTAGGCAGCCTTATTAAGGTGGAACTTAAAAGCAATACTTGCGTAATAAACCCAGATGGAACAAAGTGCAACGCCACACTTGATAACAGCACAAGATCGGCTCTCGACTTTGATTATGACATTGAAACGAATCAAAGCAACGAGAAAACCGTTGAAACATATTATTTGCGGAAGAAAATTGTAAGCGCAATAACCAACGGCGAACTTGATGCCAACGACTACAATGTCATTCAGTTAGCCACATCCTCCGCATCTACTGTATCCAAAATTGCCGACAACAATCTGTTATATGTGTGTAAAGAGTTATCCGTTCTATGCGACGGAAAAACCACATTTAAGCATTCTGGCGTGTTGAAACTGAAAGACGGAGCAGACATAACACCAGATGCTTTGCAGATTATTAAATTCTTGGGTGTTTATTCCGATGGCGTAAGATGGATACAAATTTAATCGCAGTATATGAAAGCACCATCCTTATGGGTGGTGCTTCTCTCATAGGAGGTATGAATATGAGTTTAGAAGGAACTGCAAAGGCTGGTCAGGTTCTAAAGGGACAGATCAACAAATGCGATACGCTAGTCCTCAGCGCCTATGCAGTAGCAGTAAAGAACGGCTTTGAAGGTACAGAAGAGGAATGGGTAGAATCCCTGAAGCCTCGAAAGGGCGTAGACTACTTTACTGAAGAAGATATCCAGCAGATCGTAAAGGCTTGTCTTGAAGCACTTCCTGCGGCAGAGGGGGTTAGATATTGATGACAAAAAGAGCAGTAAATGATATTAGTTTGAAATCCGTAGCTGATGCAATCCGAGAACGACTTGGCGCACCTTCATCTTATCCGCTGTGGTTTCCGGATGGGTTTGTGAGTGCGGTGGAAGGGATTCCGAAAGGAGTAACAGAAGCTGAGTGGAAAGATGTAGTTTTCATCGACTACGATGGAACTGTCCTTTACAGCTATACCTTGGAAGAACTGCAAGCATTGACGGAGTTGCCTCCGCTACCATCCCATGATGGTCTTATTTGCCAAGAATGGAACTGGACTCTGGCTGACATTAAGGCATTGAATCGTGCCGTAACTGTCGGTGCAAATTACATCACAGATGATGGTGCGACTAGACTCTGCATCTGCATCCCAACACCATACCGCAAAACTGTTCCCTTGTATTTCAAGCAGAATGTTGCGAATGGTGTGACTATCAATTGGGGTGACGGGAGCAACACCGAAACACTCAGCGGTACTGGTGTGGTGAATACATCTCATGAGTACGCACAGCCGGGAGATTATGTGATTTCCCTATTACCTTTGAATAATTGCAATTTAAATCTAACTGCGGATGATTCCTCTATCTGCGTGTTAGGTAAGTATTCTGGCGAAGGACGAGCCTATGTTTCAATGTTGCAAAGAGTATATTTGGGAAAGAACATTGATAGTTCTGGTGACTATTCTTTTCGGAACTGTTGGGGGTTAAAAGCGGTCACAATTCCTTCTAATTTCAAATATTACGGTGTAAGTATGTTTCACGATTGCCGATCCTTAAAGAGTCTTGTTGTTTCAAAAGGCATCGGATATGTTGGCTATAATGTGGGATATAACTGCATGGGTATGAGAAGCATATCTTTTCCGAACGAAATAGGTAGCAAAATCAATTCTAACACATTCTATTTCGGCTATAGTTTGCAGGCTTTCACAATTCCAGACTCCATGACATCTATAACTAACGGATTCTTTACCCATTGTGAGTCTTTGGCTTATATCAAAATCCCTGCCGGTGTGACTTCCGTGGGCGCAGAGGCTTTTAGAAATTGCTATGGCTTAAAGGTTATTGATTTTACATCCTGCACCAGTATTCCGACATTGAGCAATACGAATGCGCTCGATGGACTATCTTCGGATTGTGAGATTCGTATTCCTTCCTCGCTGTATAGCGGATGGATTGCTGCAACAAACTGGTCTAACCATGCAAGCAAAATTGTGGGGTGGTAAATATGGTTATCACAGAATTTTACCGCACCAGAGATGATGGTGTGAACCTTTACCGCACCTATTCCGATAGCAATAAAATGCTTGTCCGTAATGATGGTGTCGAGTTCTCAGAAGCGATTGACATCGAAGGGTGCGAACACACATACACGGAGAGTGAAAAAGATATTGATATCGGCTATGACCCGGAAGAAGCCACCGCAGAAGATTATCAGAAAGCACTTGCTGAATTTGGGGTGAGCGTATGAAAAAGACTGAACTGAAAGATGCCGTGACAGTCGCAAAGACCGAAACCAAGAATGCTTTGCAGACTGTCTACGACTCTCTGAATCAAGGTCAGCAGAAGAAGCTTGTCAAGGATGAAGCGGTCAAGGCTTTGTTTGATCTTTACGGCGTTGAATACTAAGCAATGAAGCACCACTCTTACCGGGTGGTGCTTTCTCATTAAAGGGGTGAATATATGAACCTAAAAGAAGTGAAGCGCAAGACATTGGGACTCATTGAGGAACTGAATCCCAATAGCGTAAATATGACGGATGATCCTGACATTGCTGCCAAGTTCAACGATGTAACGAATCAGAGAATGTTTGAACTGGCGAGAATGAAGAAAATCGCCAAGTATGTGGAGTTTCCTGTTACCAAGGGCGAACTGATTGACTTTGAGCGACTTTCAAAGGAATGCGGTTACGAAGTGTATCAGATCAGCTTGGTTGGCGGTGTCAATTATGTACCCAAGGCAAATAGCACGATCATTAAGATTCTTGAGAGCGGTACTGCGGAAGTGGATCTGTTTGTCTATCCTGAGAGAATCACAGATAAGACAAAGGACAGCTATGAGTTTGAACTGAGCGCTGATGCACTTGAGATTCTACCCTACGGCATTGCTGGTGATCTTCTCATGGGCGATGTGTCTACCGAGTATGGCAGAATCTATGCCGAGGAATACAAGTCTCAGCTACAGCTTCTCGATCCCAGAAACCAGATGGGTTCTCTCTACATTGATGGTGGGGTGGATATTTGATGGCTTATCTAAGTGATGATAGCAAGGTATCCAGAGTCTATTCCAATTTCAGAGGCGTGGACTTCCGAGGCGAAGAGATTAACCTTGTGAGAAGTCCTGATGCCTTGAATGTCTGGAAAGATTACAAGAAGACAGACAGCATCAGAACCAGACCCGGCATGGCATTGAAAGAGGCTTTCACAGCGCCCGTGTACGGCATTTTCTTCTACAAAGGGTATTTGATTATCCATAGCGGAACGAAGCTTTACAAACTGTCTGGTGGCGTTAAAACGGAACTATACTCCGGCCTGAAAGCTGCAATCAGCGACAGCTTTGTCTATGAAGATATCTTCTATTTCAAAGATGGCATCCACTACTTGCAGTATGACGGAACTACCATCAAAGAGGTGGAGGGTTATGTGCCTACCACGACCATTGCAAGAAAGCCTGCTGGCGGCGGCACAGTCTATGAAGATGTGAATATGCTCTCCCCCAGACGAATCAACACATTCCTTGCTGACGGAAACAGCAAGGTTTTTTATTTGGACTCCAAGAACATTGACACCGACTTTGTTCCCATCGTCAAGGTGGAAGACAAGGTAGTGAGTAATTACACAGTCAATTACACCGAGGGTACGATCACATTTGATGAGATTCCTTCCGAGCCTCTGACGGACGGAAAGGACAATGTTTCCGTAGAGTTCAAGAAGACCATCGAAAAGTACAAGAACAGCATCCTGAACTGCACTTTGCTTCAGGTGTTCGATAACCGAGTATTCTTCAGCGGTAACAAAGACTTTCCCAATGTGGTGTGGCATTGCAGCCTGAATGACCCTTCTTATGTCAGCGACTTGGACTATTACAGAGAGGGCATGGACTCCGCACAGATCAAGGGCATGGTAGCCGGAAACAACGCTCTGTGGGTGTTCCGTGAGCCGAGCGAAGCCAATACGAATGTGTTCTATCACACTCCCACATTGGATGACGATTATGGCAAAATCTATCCCTCTACCCATTCTAGTGTCACCATCGGCTGTGTCGGCAGAGCAATCAACTTCAATGATGATATCTGCTTCTTCTCTGAACGAGGCATGGAGGGCATCTCCGGTGATGTCACCACGGAGCAAGTGGCTGCGCACAGAAGTTCCCTTGTTGACCGGAAGATGATTGCCGAAGCAGATTACAAGAACATGATCCTTGTCGAATGGGAAGGATATCTTCTGGTATTCATCGGAGACAAGGTATATCTGGCTGACTCCAGAACTGCCTTTACCAACGAGAACCATATCGAGTATGACTGGTTCTATTGGGATCTTGGCAAGAAGGTTACTTGTGCCAAGGTGAACGATGGCATTCTCTATCTTGGTACAGAGGATGGAATTTACACGCTGACGGACAACGAGTGCGATGTAGAAAGCTACTGGACTACTCCGAAGGATAAATTCAAGTATCCGCATAAGCTGAAGACCACCAACAAGAGAGGAAGTGTCGCAGAAGCTACTGGCGATATTTCCGTCTATGCCAAGCTGGAGGATACCGACTTTGAATTGGTCGGAACGCATGAGAATGTGACAGATTACTTTGTGAGCAGAATTAAGAGAAAGAAGTTCAAAGACATCCAGTTGAAGTTCTACTCCAAGACCAGATTCAGTCTGGAGACTGTTACGCTTGAGTGCTTCATCGGTGGCTACATCAAGCGCTAGAGGGGGGAGATAAATGGCAACACCTAATTACGATATCAATTATGACGATTCCAGATTCAAGGAAGTGGAGTCCGACAAGAAAACAGCGCTGAGTGACCTTGAGCAGACCTATGCCGGAATGATTAACTCTTCCGACAAGTATTATCAGAGTCAGATCGATGCCTCCCAGCAATGGGCAGACAAGCAGACTCAGCTTCAGAACGAGAAAACCGACTTCGCCATTGAGCAGATCGAGCAGCAGAAAGCGCAGACCAAGAAGGATTATCTCAAGGAGCAGTCCGGTGCTTATGTGGACTGGCAGAAGCAGTCGAACCAGTACGGAGCGAATGCCGAGCAGATGGCCGCTACTGGCATGACCAATACTGGCTTCAGCGAAAGTTCTCAGGTCAGTATGTTCAATACCTACCAGAACCGAGTCGCTACTGCAAGAGAGTCCTATAACAATGCTGTTTTGAATTACAACAACGCAATCAAGGATGCAAGATTGCAGAACAATTCCGTTCTGGCTGAGATTGCATACGAAGCGCTACAGAAGCAGCTTGAACTTTCTCTGCATGGCTTCCAGTACAAGAATCAGCTTCTTCTGGATAAAGCTAATAAGAAGACTGAAATCAATAACACTTATTATCAGCGTTATCAGGATGTCCTTGACCAGATCAACCATGAGAATGCTCTGGCAGAACAGGTCAGACAGTACAACGAATCTCAGGCGCTCAAAGAGAGACAGCTTCAGGAAGAGATCCGTCAGTTCAATGCTCAGCTTGCAGAGGAGCAGAGACAGTTTAATGCGACTATGGCCGCTAGAAACTCCGGTGGCGGCGGTGGCGGCGGTGGTTCTAGCAAAGGAAGTAGTTCCTCTAGCAAAACTTCTTCGTCCGGTGCAAAGATTATCAAGTCTTCTGGCTCTTCCAACAAGGGCGTAACAGTAGATACCAAGAGCGTGATCAATTTGGGTTATGGCCCAATTAGCGGCGAAAACTTGGCAAGCAAGGTAAAGAGCGGCGAGGTAACGGCAACGCAGAACGGAAACAAGCTTGTTTTCACCAACAACACAAACCAGAGTAAGAAGTTTATTGAAACTTCCAAGTACTTCTCTACTAGGTAACAAGGGGGCGCAATATGAGTTTAACCAGCGATTTTCTCAAGGCAATGAATCAAAACACGCAAACGCAGAATAATCGCCAGAAAAACAAGAAACGCCAAGAGTTTACTGGTGGTGACGAATTCACCAGAACCTATCTGACCGAGTTGAGCAAGCTTCAAGAAAGCGAAGTGGAAACCCGGCGCACTCCTATCACAGTCGGCTCTCTGACGATGGATGCGCCGATTGCTCCTCTCAAGCCTGCCGGAACTACCACATCGAAAAAGAACGGCGAAACTGCGACCTCTGAAAAGAAAGACGAAAGGGTGTTAGGTAGCACATACCTGACAGGAGGAGTGTCCGACACATCCTCCCCTTATGCTGCTGGTTTGCAAGACACGAAAGCAATTGCCCCAACGAAAGGCGAAGAAGAGACTCCGTGGTATCAGTCTGGTCTGTTTGCAGACGGATACGATTTTGGCGATGTTACAAAGACTATCCTTGGCATAAACGAAGACAGCGCATCCTTGCTGGACTTGACATGGAACTCTGCGAAAAGAGGATTCTATAACGCAAGACTTGGCGAAGAATCCTATGATGCTTTGATGGGTAGTGCCAACGAAAAAGAAAAGTATGAGCAGATCTTGGCTGGCGAAGAATATCAGTTTACTCCGGGCAATGATTTGGCAAGTGGCGTTTCCGGTTCTTTTGAACAGATAGGACAATTGGTTAGACAGTTCACGAATCCGAGAACTGTTGCTTTTACTGGTGCTGCGGCAGGCGCTGCGGCAATCGCAGGTCAGGCTGGCCCTCAAGTACTTTTGCCGGAAGAAATTATTACTGTCCCTGCTGCAACTATCGCTGCTTTTTCCGCTGGCTCAGCAACTGCCAATATGGAGATAGAGGCTGGTCTTGCATACAATGAAATGCTTGAGGCTGGGATTACGGAAGAAACAGCACGAAAAGTTGCCTTGGGTGTCGGCGGTGTAAATGCAGGACTGGAATTGTTGCAGGTTGACGAACTTCTCGATGCGTACAAAGTGGTAAAGGGAAGCGGTACAACGAAGTCTTTCGCAAGTAGAATCCTTGAAGAACTTGTAGATCGAGGCATTGATGTTGCCACAGAGACTGCGCAGGAAGTTGCGCAGGAAGGTGTTACAATTGCTGGCGTTCAGGCGGCAAATAAAATCGACAATGGCGAGTGGGCATACAATGCAGGCGATGTAGCAAGCCGACTTTTGGATACCGCAAAATCTTCTGCACTTACCTTCGGCACGATGAATGTTCCTGCCACTGTGCGAAACACAGTTACTATTGCAGCAGAGCAGAATGCAGAAAACAAACTGACATCCAACGAGCGTGCGGTAGTTGACAAGATCGTTGAAGACCGGGTAGCCGAAGCTGAGGAAAAGGGCGAAACTGTCAGCAAGAAACAGATTTACAATGATGTCCTTGAGGCAATGGACAAGGGTTATATCTCTACGGATGTAATCGAGGAGGTTCTGGGTGGTGAGGAATACAATCGGTACAAGCAAGCTGCCGAATGGGAGGATTCGCTACAGAACGAGTATGATACCCTATCCAAAGAGTATGACGATCTGTACAACATGAAGGGTGGAGAAAAGTCAAGCCGGGATGCCGACAGAGAAGCTGAACTCAAGAATCTTCTGCCGGGTCTCAAAAAGCGGCTTGATAATGTCAAGGCTACTTCTACCCTCTCCCAGATGAAGGAACAGCTGGGCAAGAATGTTTTTGAAAGCATCAAGGGCGATAGATTGGCAGAAAGCTATCACGAACAGGCCAGAGCATTTGAAGACTTCAAGCCTGACTATGACAAGTTCAAGGACAAGAAATTTGCGGATGCTGCCAAAAAGACCATTGACAGCGCAATTGCATTAGAAGCAAACAATACGAACCGAGTCCGTGACCTTGTAGAGTTTGCTGCTGGCGTTGCCGGAGATACCGGACAGACCATTACTTTCAAGACCGGAGAGCAAGTAACTGCCGACTTCATCACAAGACAAGAGGGCGAGATTGCCAAGCTTGAGAAGATTCAGAACAGAACCGCAGAGCAGGAAGAAAAACTTACTGATCTCAAGGAACTGCTTGAGCAAGTCAAGAGCGGTGAAGTTATTATTGATGGAGACATTTCCGGTGATGGCATCGTTCTGAATTTGGGTTCACAGAAACCTTTGAACCGGGTAGTCGGTCACGAAATTACCCATAGCTTTGAGGGGAATACTGAGGAATACAAGAAACTGAAAGATTCTCTGTTTGCCTATGCCGAGTCCAAGGGAATTGACATTAAAGCGGAAATCAAAAGGCGTGCTGCACAGTACGCAGGAGTTACCGATGCAGACCCGGAAGCCGAACTGGTTGCCGATCTGATTGGTGACTATTTGTTTACCGACAGGAACTATGTAAAGAAACTGTCTACAGAGAATCTGACTGGTTTCAAATGGCTGTTCAATGAGATCAAGCATCTTTGCAAGCTTGCTACCGCAGGAAGTAAAGAAGCCAGAGAACTGGAAAGAGTCAGAAAGATTTTTGCTGATATTTACCGAGAAGGAAGCACGAAGCAGAGCAACACCAAGCTTTCCATCTCCGACTCCAACGGCAAAAAGCTTTCGGCTGAACAGGCAGAGTATTTCAAAGACTCCAAGATGCGTGATGAGAATGGCAATCTGAAGGTCATGTATCACGGATCGCAGGATGC